ACTGATACTGCTTGTCTTATATGTAATGTATCATCTATTTGAACAACTCCTGTGCCAGGAGAACTAATAACCATATCCTGATTACTAGCTGTTGTTTCAATTATTGATCCGCCGATCCTTACTTCTGGTAACTCAAACCTATCTTCAAATAGTTTTGCATTTGCTTGCCCGTCTATATTGAAATCAATAACACTTGGTGAGCCTGATACATCAGTATCTGCAATAACGATAGCAGTTTGCGTGCCAACATTACCTTGACCAATTGTAGAAATATTTACAGTATTAAATGCGTTTGATATAGTATCGTCTACATATTTTTTATTGGGTACATCATCATCGTCAGTAACTTGTGCTTCATAATTAACAGTTCCTGCAACACTAATTGTTCCTGTTCCTGAGTTAATTAAATATAAATCTCCGCCGCCTGTATTGATATTATTAGTTCTAATACCTATAAGTGCATTATTAGCATCTTTGAAAACAAATCCACCAGTTTTAGTAGTATTTGTTACAGGATCTTGCCATGTAATGTTTTCATTGAATGTCATTAATGCATTAACAAGTGTTCCACGATCCATTTCTAGACCGGAATCATCAAGAGTGATTCCGGGTCCAGTTTCTCCAGAATTTAATGTTAATATATTATCTTTGATATCTAAATTTTGAGAAGTAACAGTAGTAGTTGATCCCGATACCGTTAGATTACCAGTAATGATAACATTACCTTGTTGGAATCCAGTATCAAGAGTTATTGCACCGCCTGGCTGTACAACAACGTTATAGTCTCCTGTTGCTACCTTGAGATATTTAGACATTAATATTATTCCTTATTAATATCTTATGCGTCTTCAGTGAAGTCTGTATCGTCAGTACCTGATTTAGTATCGTCATCACCAGCTTCTTCAACTTGTACAGCACCGTCTGCTCCTGCAACTGTAAAGTTCCAAGAAATACTTGTACCGTCTAGTGCGTTTGAACCAGTAGCTGAAGGTTGCTTGACAGTAACTTTTCTGCCTGCTATTTTAGAAACACCGTATGTTTCGTCATCATCACCTTTTACAGAAATAGTCATTTCTGTACCAGTAAGTGCGGCTGGTAGTTTACCAGTTACAAGTGTGCGATCATAGCTTCCGCCATCTTCTGTTGCACGTACCCTGAACTTCTTGCTACCAAGTTGCTTTACGATATGTCCTTCAACAACTGCTGATCCATCATGAAAGTTTACTTTAATTTCATTTCCGCTTGCAGTTGGTGTTCCAAAAAATCTTTTGTTTATTGGTCTTCCCATTTGTTTTCTCCTTTAATAAGTTGACGTTCTAGGTCTACGGGGTTGGTTCCCCATAAGTCCTCATCTAGAGGCTCTCCTCTCGACATAGTATTTATCATAAGCGACAAAAGAAAAAGGCCCGCTTGTGGCGAGCCTTTTAATATAAGGTGATAGGTTGGACTTCAGAATACCAACAACCTAGGCTTACAGTCTGTCTGATAATACCTAAGCACCTCGCATCGAAAAGTTACTTTCAAAACCTGCATCTTCGTGTCTCCACGCTCATACAGTGCCACTACAGCTACGAGTCAAGTTCGGGACCTGCCATCCCTCTTCCTTGCACTATCGTAAGTTAAACCGTCATCTAACTTACTGTATACATAATAACATCTTTGCAGTAGTTGTCAACCACTTTTTTAAAAAAAAGTCAAAAAAATAGGCCCCCTAAAGGACCTATTTTAATCTCGTATATTACTAAAGTAATATTAGCTAAAGCTAACGTTACCTGAAGTAATAGCAACAGCGCCGAGGTAATCAGCAGCGTTACCAAGAGACGAAGCAGTATTTGATAATTCAATATACCCGTATCTTGTCATAAAGCTTACTGTTGGCTCAAATGTGGACGGATCCAGCACAACGCCTGAGCTCATTAGCGGAATATATGGGCAATAGAATGCTGCCGCATCTGATTCGCTTGAACCTTTATAACCAACAAGTACATTAGCATTGTCAGCTGCATATGTGTTTACATATACTTTCATAGCGTTGTTCAAAGTACCAACCATTTTAGTATTAGTTGGAGCTTCGAATGAACCTTCAGTTGTTCTTGCGAACGCTGAAGTTGTAGCACTCTGCAGAATTGTAAGTGCAAATGGACTTACAACTGCCCAGTTACCTGCGCCTCTACGTGTACGCTGAGCGATCTGGTTTGATACTCTGTTAATTTGAACAGCTAAAGCAGCATGCTCGTCACCAACAAAAGTAGCAGTACCTGATACAGCAGCTTGGTCATATGTTTGACCTGCTGTGCCAGCTAGTGTGTTTAGGCTTGCAATAACCTCTTGATCAATTTCAGCGGTAATTTCTTGTGCCAAAGCAGCCATAATTTCTGCTTCAACGTCAATACCGTGCATTGATTGAGCGTCTTGAGCCGCTTCAAAAGTCCAGCGAGCTGATAGCTTTCTGGTTTTTGCTTCGACTGTTTGCTTTAAGATTTGGATTGATAGCTTATTACCAGCTGCTCCTTCAAGTACTGCTGTGTTATCAGCTTTACCTGTTGATGCATTACCGGAATATGCTTCCGCAATCTTAAATGGTGAAAGTGCTTCTTCACCAGCTGAAGCTCCGCTTGCGCCTGAGCCAACTGTATCTGAGTAGCGTACTCTCAATGTGTGGATTTGACCCACTGGACCAGTCATAGGCTGAACACCAACTAATTCGTTAGCAATAACGGTTGGCATTACACGTCTGATGACGGGTAGGATAACTCTGTTAAGAGTTGCGACATTACCGGCGGATGTTGTACCTGCAACGGCTGTTTCAGACAAATACTTACGAGTATTTTCTAAAGTTGTAGCCATTACGCCTTTTTTGTTGCCTTGTAGGCCTTCCAAAAGTGCAGTTTTGGTATCCTGCCAGCGACTTTCTAATAGTTCTGACATAATTATCTCCTTAATTTAAACCAGCTAAACGCTTAATATCAATAACATTGCTATTTTCTGCGTCTGCTTGCTGTTGTGAACTAACGTTAGTTGTTTCTCTATTGCCTGTAATTTCTTTGCCTTCTGTAAGTGTTGCCTTCTTAGCTGGAGTATTACCGTCGATAACCGCTGGTAGGTACTTATCAAACTGAGTTTTTAACTTTCCTGTTTGAACTGATTCCAGTAAATCAATCATAATTTCACGCTGATCTTTTGCCAAAGGCTGGATCAAATCGTTAATTAAATCTTTTCTTTTAGCTGACTCAACAATACGCTTCTTTTCAGTAGCTGTTGATTCTGCAATTTCTTTTGCTTTCTTTGCAAACTGTTTAGCTTCATCTAGTTGCTTGTTTTTCAAGTCTACAACTTTAAGAAGTTTAGCAGTTTCTGAATTTTCGTTTAGGTAGCTAGTACCATATTCAGATGCAAAGCTTTCAAAGATTTTACGACCGAAGTCATTTTTACGTGCAGTGTCAATATCTTCTTTAAGTGCAGTAATTTCGCTTTTAAGGGCTTTACTAACTGTTTCAGATATTGCATTTGCACTTCTTTCGATAAAGTCTTTTTTGACTTTAGCAAAGTGTGTCTTAGCTTCTCTTACAAGGCGTACCTTGGTTTCTGCTAAGTCTTGTTTATCTTCTTGGAACTCGGATATCTCTTTTGCTAAGGCTTCTACAACAAACTCTTCAAGTTTAGCATAGTTTTCTGCTTGAACTTTCTTGTCTGCATGTAAATCTTTAATTTCATTCGCTAATTGCTCAGCAACAAAACCTTTGAGTAAGTTTGCGTTCTCGCGTTGTGCAACAGCATATTTTGCTTTTGCTTCAGCAAGTTGTTTGCGATCGTCTGCAAATTCTGCAATCTCTGCTTGGAGGCGCTCGGAAAGCATGTTATCGATAGCTTCGACCATAGTCTCTTTATCGTGCTCATACTTTGATGCAAATTCTTCACGTAAATCAGCAGTTACCTGTAATTTATTTTCTTGAATCTTTGCATTCCATGCTTCTTCAATCTCAGCCTTAATTTCGGATGATACCACGTCATTTTCAAAAAGTGTTTTTAGTGCATCTATCATACCATTGTCTCCTAGTTTATTGGAGTTTACTAATCAGATTGATTAGCGATTCCTTAAGATACTTTTGTGCCTTTTCGTCATGTCTTGTTGCCTGTGCGAATTCATATGCCTTCATCCCGCCCCTTGCATTCATTAGATGCTCATAAATTGGTGTAGGATATGCACCAGGGGCGCTGGGCTGAGCCACAACGTCCACAGTGATAATTTCAAAGTCGGAAACTTCGCCGCTTCCGTCTTCCATTACGTTACCAGAGCCCCTACTGGAAACACCTAATTTAACTCCGCTTTCCAGCATTGTTTTAACTAAGTTTCCCATAGGAGTTGGTAATATTTTCAATTTTCCATAGCCGTTATCACCATCCATCCACGTTTCCGTAATCATATGGCTTACACGATCTATGTTAATGTTAAGTCCTTCTGGATGATCAACTTCTCCGAGAACTGAATATCCTCCAGTAATTTGATCGTTGAGAGTTTTGACAGCCCTGCCAATTTCGGATACAGGATACACTCGCTGATTAGCATTTCTAATACCGCCTTGAATAATAATTCCCTTCATATAAAGGTCTTTACCCTCGTTAGCGTTTTCGAGTACTACATTAGCTTGGTCGAATGTCAAATTCTCTTGTAAGTTTACCATCAAAATTCCTTAACTTAGCTGCCAATCATTGATTTCTTATCAGCTGCTGCTTCTGGCTTGCCTTTTTTCTCTGCACCGTGTCCTGGTTGTGCTTTTAATGACTTAGAAGCCTTTCCACCTGGTACATTTACATTGCCGCCGTCTTGGTCTTTTGGACTTGCGTCTCCTAGACCAGCATGCTCGCCGCCGCTTTCTTCAGCACCTTGTACTAAATTACTTGCGTCACCGCCCATGTTATTTGGGCTTGCTACTGTGCTTTTTGTGTTTGCACCGTTATCGCCCATTTTAGCTGAAACTTTCTCTACGTATTCACGCATTTCTTCTCCAGCTGATTTAGCTTTTTTAGTTTCTTCTACTTCATCAGTAGTTTCTTCAACTTCTTCATCTGATGCTTCTTCAACTTCTTCATCTGATGCTTCTTCAACTTCTTCATCTGATGCTTCAAATGGAAGTGCTGACTCTTCTTCAGGCTCTTCGTCACCTGGCTCTTCGTCATCGCCTGCCATCATTTTTTCAAATTCTGCTTTAAGATCATCTAGTGCATCTTCTAAGTCTTCAACACGATCTTCAACGTCACCTTCTGGCTCTTCGCCTTCTTCGTCGTCTCCGCCTTCGTCATCCATACCAAGATCTGCCATCATGTCGTCAGCTGCATCGCCGCCTACTTCTGCTTCAATAGGATCAGCTTCTACTTCAAACTCATCTAAGTCAAAACCTTCTTCAACTTCTTCGTCTTTAGCTTCATCAACTTCTTCGTCTGATGCTTCATCTACTTCTTCGTCAGTAGCTTCATCTACTTCTTCGTCAGTAGCTTCATCTACTTCTTCGTCAGTAGCTTCATCAACATCTTTGTCGTCTTCTAGAAGACCTTCATAAATATCTCTTGATTTTTCTACCACAATCTCGTGGAATAATTTTTCTGCTGCTTCCTTGTCTTCGTTAACAAGTAATTCAAGCATCTGTTCAAATTTGTTACGATCTGCCATTTTACTCTCCTATAATGTATTGTACATACCGATATGGTATGGGCTGTCATAATATATTTACTTTATTTGCAGAAAAGTGCGTACAAATAGGCTCAAAACGAGCCATTTTTGCAGATTACTAGATTTTAAAGGATTTTTTGAAATCCCGTACATGGATGTTTTCAACATTATCCAGTTTTGTAAGCTCAGGAGGAGTAAAAAAATCTTCTCCTAACACTCTTATATATCTCTTTTGAGGATTATTCTGGCATGTAATTACAGTTTGTTTGAGCCAATTTCCAAAATAAGTTGCCTTTTCAGTAGGTGCTTTGTAATTTTGTGTACCTGCATAGATATTATTTACTAATTGCCCTGTGCCTTCAAAATCAAATCCTATAATATAGATAGTATCATAATCTGTCATATCAGAAGCTAACCATAATGCTGTAGGACCACTGCTCCAACCTTTAGAAGGTTGAAAGAATTTAAATCCTGTCATTTCTGCATATGCTCTATTTGGGTTTGTCCAAGTTTCTACTTGGTGTTGTATACCTGCTTTGTTAAGTTCTAGAACCATTTTTGTATCTACAGCTACAAGATAATCAGGAATAAAGTCTCTGTATAAAGCATTGCATCCATATATTTTACCAAAAGGTTTAAGACTTGGTAAAGCAATAGGCTCTCTACTTGTGCCATTTCCGATTACAAATGCTATTTTATTGTTTGTAGATACAGTTGATATTGTTTTAGGAGGAGGAGTATTTTTAGATAGCTTATTTGATTTAGCTAAATTTTTTCGAGCTTTTCTTTGCTCTTTCGTTTCACCTGGAATATATTTTTT